TATCTGCAGGTGGTTCAGTATCTGCTGTTACGATTTCGTATCCATGGTCCGCAAACCACGCAATATGATTAGCATCTTCAGTAAATCCTTCACCATTAACAAAAGGAACATTGCCAGTTTGTCCTGTATAATCAGGCACTGGAGATTTTATAATCGGCATATTCGGCCTCCTTATTTAACTTTAATTTTGCGGAATACACCTGCAGCTTTAGATGCTTTTAATGCAACCGCGGCAACCATTTCGACCTCGCCTTTCTTTACAGCTCCGGAAGAGGTGAAGTCAGGGAGCCATAAGTTAACCACATTATCGCCCGCAAGAGATACGCCGTGGAAACCATCGAGGCCAAGGCGTGCGACATATAAAGAAGTTTCACCTTGACCATTAATACCTACTACAGGATCATTGCTACCAGCTTTGGTGCCAAGGTCAACTAATGGTGTAATGCCGTAATATTCAACTTGTTGTCCGAATTCATTTAATTGAGTAGAGTACATCGCAGAACGTCTAGCTACTGCTCGAATTTTAGCGATCAATTTAGAGTTGCCCATAATGGCAGATGGCGCACCATCCAAGCCTAAAAGGAATTCATCGAGTTGGTCTAAGAATGTCTTGTAGTTTGCATCAATAGCACCACTATCAGACAAATCGATAGCTGCTGTAGGTGTATATTCAGTAGAAGAACCTAAAAGCGCCTTGTCTAAACCATCAAATGCTTTAGCGTTGGTACCAGTATCGCCATTAATAACTGTGTCATTAAACAATGCAGTTGCAGCCTTAACCTTTTGCTCGATTTGTAATGTTACTTCATCAACAATACCACCCATTTTAGCGATTACACGGTCGATTTCAAAGGACCCGCCAAATACTTTCAAATCAACAGTATGACGTTTACGAGTTACACTTTGAGGTGTGTATTCAGCATTAATATCACGGAAATCTGCAGTTGGTTGTGTTAATAATCGAGTATAACCATAGGTTAAAGTACCGCCACCGCCAGTAGGAGATACAGCATCATCAAATGTTAAGTTTTCAAATAAAAAAGACGATTTACGGAATTCATCAATAACTCCCATTTGTAAATCGTCTTGTACGTTAAGTTTTGCTTCAGCTAATGTAATTGGCATTAGTTTATTCCTCCGTTATTAGAATTTATAAAATTTATTGGGTTTCAATAGCAGCCGCTACGGCCCCTTTTAAACCTACTGGCTTATTACCGCCAGAATTGTTGCTTCCTGCACCGCTTGTGCCTGAACCACTTCCGCGTTTTTGTACATCTTTAATTGCATAATCTTTACCTTTTAGCCATTCATCTACGCAATCGTCAACAGTTCCGCTAGTACCATCAGGCTTAATATATCCATAAGTACCATCTTCGTTGACTTTGATGTTACCAACAATCAGCTTTGAGAATTCTTTAGGATCCATAGCGTTACGCTTCGTCAAAGAATCAACCACGGCAGCAGAAATTTCAGACTGTACACGTTGTGTATCAGCATTTTCTCTTGCTTTACGCTCGGCCTCTACAGAATCCTCCAGGGTTTTAATTCGTTGCTGCATAGCTACAATACCTGCATCATCTTTAATCCCTGTAGAGGTGATTTTTTCTAGCTTGCCTTGCGCATCAGCAAGCTCACGGTCGGCGATTTCTTTTGCCGCTTTTGCTGCTTTCGCCTCATCATTCTTGGCATTAAATTGACTCTTGGAAACGTAGTTTTCACCATAATCCTTAGTCACTGCCTCTGCCTGTTCCTCCGTTAACCCTAACTTAATTAGTTCCTCTTTTGTCATCTGTATGACCTCCTGTAAAATAAGCTTTCCCTCTTCGCTTTATTTTCGTGAGCCACACCTCACGACCGCGGTCTTGTTCTTTTACGCCTGCAATACTAAAAAGGCAAATAAAAAAGCACCTGCATAAGCAAGTGCTTGATTG